GTACGTGCCTCAGAATCAGCGGCGGTGATTGTGAATGGTGTTGTTACCTTCATTTGATCATTTCCTCTGCTTGTCGGATTTCATCGACTGTGATTGCTGGATTTCCATTTGCATCCACGATCGAATTCAATGTCTTGTAAATGTTTGCTCGTTCAAGATCGCTGCCGCGTAGGTAATCTGATAAGTCGTATTTGACTTCTTGCGATGATGGCACAAAATCCGGCATTGAAAGTCTTTCGGATATTGAAGTCATCAGCGGAATCAATGAAAAATCGAGCAGCGTTTGGCGCTGTGTCGTTGCATTGCTATAAGTCATCGATGATCCAGTTTCGGCATCGACATAATAGGCAGGGATTCCACACGCACGTGCGACCTCAGTCGCAATGTACGATCTAGCAGCTGCTAACTGTAATTTTTCAGGGTCGAATCCCACTGTTTCCAAAGTAACGTCAGCGTTTAGAAATGCAGTGCCACGATTGCGACGGGCTGATGCCCAAGAATCAAGCAATTTTGCAATTCTGTCGGCGGGTAATGCCGTGCCGTTGCTTTTCAGTACCATTGATGGAATTGGCTCTCTGGCGTACATTGCAGCGGCACGTTCAAGTTCCGCACCCGTGCGGATTGTTCGACCTGCTCTATTCAACACGCCTTCATCATTTCCGTTAAATACGACCAATGATCCAACACCTGAATTCGGTACTGGCGATCCATCCACCATATAGTATTCAATTTCAGTCGCTAAAGAATTTGTTTGAATAGTTACGCGAGCAGGTGAAACGCGTTGAACACTGCGCACCCGATACGTATCAGCAAAAAGTTCAGTAATCTGCCAATATCCGTATCCATATAGGAGCAAATCCTCGCACGTCCAGACATAAGTCGCTGAACCTGGCACACGTGGATCAGGTGTACGGATAACACGTGGAGTGCCATCCTCAATTTCCATTCCAGTGGATCGATCAATTACTTCCAATCCAATACTGGCGATCGATGAGCAAATGATGTTTCTTGCACGTGCCGCGGTCGGGATCGACATAAATTCCTCACGCGTTGCAGTATTTACACCGCCGAAAAATGGAGTGAGTGAATCAAGCGATGTGACCGGACCAAGTTGAGCAGATACGTCAGGTGATTGTGGCGTCGCCACTGTCTCGACCTGACGCGTTGCAAATATGTCGCGAATTCCCATACCCAAATTTTCTCAGGGCAATACCATCAACCAACCATAATGTCGGTTTCCGTCTCTGGGCGTGTCGCAAAATGTGTTGCGAGCGCCGTTGCCACGCTGGCGCACACCGCCGTTTGACTAGCCCTGCGTCCTATTACCCAACCGCCATCGCCTCGACGTAATTGAACCGCCGAAAGCATTTGGGCAGTTAGTTCAGGTTGATTTGTATGACGCAACCTGCCCGAATTTATAGCGCCAAGCAATTCGTCACACGATTGTGGATACATCGCATCCATATCGTAGATCGGGATTCCCGCTGGCTGTAATCGAGCCGCCACTGCGCCGCTAGTTTTGCGGCTGTATAGCAAATACTCGATTGGATATTTGCGGCAGTAAAACGCGGCGTCATTTGCCACGGCTCGGTCATCTAATTGACGTTCATTTTCCCAAGTGTGTAAAAGTTTGACGATAAATCTTTCATCGCCTAGTTTTTGAGCGCCGACTAGCGCACAATGTTTTCTGTCCGGTGAAATATCCAAAGCCAGCCAGGTAAGTTTTTCAGGATCGAGATCGATATCGGGATCAGCGCATCCATCCCAAGCCGATTGACTGATGATCGATGAAATCGTTTGAACCCATCTGCATAAAACCTCAGTTTGTACGACTTCGGGTGGGTCTTTCAAAACGCTGCGGATATTATCGATGTGGATCGTGTGACCTAGTGCTGGATTTGCCATCGCAAAATTCTCATCCGTCAAAGCATCGGACGCACCCGACCATTCAAAGTATCCAATGTCGTCAGGCACACCCGATGCAGCGGCGATTCCCCGTTCGCGTAGCAAATTTAGCACCTTTGAATGTTGATCACCTGCGTTCGAGTAAGTCATCACCATCGGATTTTTCGCCGCCAGTAATGTATAACGCAATGATGCAAATGATTCGAGTTCGTGCATCTCACGCAATTCGTCCAGGTGGACTGTTTCAGGTTTTGAAATACCGCGAGCAGCTGAGCCGCCAGCCTTGATGATGAATCGATTTATGCCCGTTGATCCAGCGACTTCAATCTCCTCACTGCCGTGTGACCATCTAATCCGTTTTACACGTTTGGCAAGATCATCCGATGATTCGATCAGATTGACCAGCGCCCTAAATTGTTCCAGCGATGTAGCCAATCGGTGAGCCGATGCCACTTGCAACGATTCATCCCAATGAAATAAACCCATCAATATACGTGAAAGCATCAGCGTACTTTTTCCGGACTGCCTGGCGACCACAATGCAATTCATTGGAGTTGCCCATCTCCCATCAGGTTTGACTTTGTGGGCGTGGATTGCCACGAATTTTTGCCAGGGCATAAAGCCGTCAGGGAATATCGTGTCGGCAAAATCAATCAATTCTTGTCCCCTGGATGGCAAATCATTCAGTGGCGTATGGATTCTAGGCGTTGGACTGCCAATGACGTGGGCTGATAACGGCTCAAAAACCGATTCCAGCCGATCTGAGCCTGTTTCAACCTGCTGATGACTATCTAGCACCTAAACCGCCTTGATCGTGACTTATGGACACGTTTTCGGGGATATAACGTTCAGGGAGAGTCGGGGGTGTCGAAACCTGTTCAAAAAAACGACCACCCTTGCGTAAATTGCAGTTTTGGCATAACACTTGCAAATTCTCCTCTAAGTCTGATCCACCCATTCGCTTTGGCACTATGTGATCGATATGCATCCTACTTTCAGTATCACCACACTGTTGGCAGCAATGTCCATCCCTTGCGAGTATGCGTTCACGTATGCGTCGCCACCCCTTGCGATCGTTATCCTTCCAGGCTTTAGACATCAGTGATAATTATTCTTTTGAAAGAATGTCCAGGCTTTGCAAGGTGTTCCATATCTGCCTTTGATATACCTAATACCCCAATCGATCTGTGTATATGGATCAAGTGTTTTCACCTTGATGTTACGCATCTGTGGTATTCCATAATGTGATCCCGACTTAGCAGCTGGATTCCAATTTGATTCACGTTCATATAACGATTCTAGACATCGATATTGCTTAGCATCAATGATCCGTGAGTGTGCATATAACTTATATTGATTTACTTGATTTGGTGTGACTGCGTTTCCGGGTTGCATCTGTATTGATAGCAAGCCTATGCATAGGCATAACTGTGGCAATAGCCGAAATCGCCTAAGCGAGCAATCCGCCTCAGCGGCTCGCTTTAAGCGAATCCAGCGTACCGATGCAGTCAAGTACATTGCAAATATGTGGATAAGTTGAACGGGCTTTCGGCGTGTTGTCCACAAGTTATCCACAAGCATCGTCCTCGTGATCTCCGACTGCTACCTGTAACGCGATGAATCCATCAATGATCTGACGATCCTCAATCTTAATGATTGAACCGCATTGGCATTGATAAGACATTTTGACGATGCTCATTGATGACCCCATCCTTTACCTTTGAAATGAATCGGATTTGATGTCCAAACCCTTTCCATTGTGATCAAGCAATATGGGCATCCAGGTGCAGTGATCTCATCATCGAAATCGGCTTTGACCGGACTGACGTTGCTGCACACTGGGCATTTGAATTCATAGACTGGCATCTTGCGCCTCGAATGATCGAATTCCTAATACGCCGCAAGATAAACACTCCACGCAATGTACGTATGGCGGCAGGTTGTCGGTGACTTTGACTATTCTGTGTTCAGTCGATTTTTTCTCGACGCGGCAATCAAGCCTGATAGTTTCTAGCATAAACACTCCGATTCAAATTCTCGATGGGATTCAAGTCTGTTGGATTGATCCAATATGAGCCATCTCCACGCTTGCGGGATGGACGTCTAGCCATACCAATCGGAATCCAGCCTACGATGTAGTAATTTGGCGAATTGCCAGTAACTAACACTGCGATGTCGTCTGCTCGATCTCGATCACGCAAGATCAGACATCCAGCCTTCCAGGGTGTGTGCTTGACTTCAAGATTCCAACCTACATCGGCTTGATTCTTGAATGTATTGACTGTCGGTATCCATTCATCAATTTGAAAGTATTTCGCCACTGCATTTTCAGCACCGATTGATTCAGCCATCCTGGCGATGTCTTGAAATAAATTCAATTTTTGCACGGAATAGTCGGTCAATCCCTCTGCTCCGACTGCTCGATCAAATGCGGCTTTAGCGCAAGCCATCTCCTCATTGTGATTTAGTTTGATTGGAATCATTTGCACTCCAAGCAAAACCAAAGCATCGTCAAACCCTCTGACCCGTCGTAGCGCCCATATTCAAGCGGTTTCCACTTTTCGCATTTATCACACCAATTTATCGAAACGGGTGTCTGCTCTTTGACGATTGTTCCGTCAATTTCAAATGTTGTTTTTTGTCCGGTATTTAGGTTAATCATTTCCATTGATCCCATAATCACACCTGTGGCTTCCATTGACCATCAGCTGCTAAAACGTACCAAAGCGGTGCGCATTGAGTAGCCTTTGATTTTTCAGTGCAGGAATAGTTACCCCACGCTTTGTTATTTTTCGCTGATATGCCTTCACGCCACACACGATGCCCGTGGGCGCACTGTGGCGCTTCGGCTATTAGTTCACCACCCAATTTTGCTTTGATGTCGTCAATGGCGCTGGATGCGGTGTGGAATCCATCCTCACCAAATGGCTTCGACCAGGGATCATCCTCGACAAATGATTTCGGCATCACTTCGACTTGCTCCATCGATTCGCGAGATGGCTTCGTTTCTGTTCCCAAAACCACACTTGCGCAACGTCCTATTGCGCTGCTGACTGTGTCCTCAATGTACCAGCGTTTCATTTGGACGTTATACGCACCAACCATTCCGTGTGCATAGTCGATCGCTGCTGGCTTTTCGTCCTCATAATGACGATAGATGCGACATTCAATCAGGATAAATCCCTTTTCAGGATTCCAATCGATGATCGATGTCTCGATGCGATTAGTTGGATAGGTGGCGTGGAGTCTGATCACTTTTTGATTGACTGTTTCGTAGCCGTCAAGAAAACTCATTTATTTTGCCCCCTTGCGTGCTGCAATCTTGCCTCGGATAAATCCTTCATCCTTGCCCGATTTGAACCCGACTGCGTAACCAGCCATAAAACCGATCAAGATGCCAAATAGCATCCACATCGCTGTTTCTGAGAATGTGTACATTTTATTACTCCCGACGGGAGATTTGTTGGAGTCTCCCTACGGATAAGATGACGCATAGGGCAGACATTTGCAAACACCACGCTTAAAATACGGCGTGTCTAACGCTTGGGATGATCCTTTAGATGCTCGATGAGCAAGGTACGGATTTCACGTACATCAGTTCGGATGCCATCGGCAAATCCATTGCTAACTGGTCGGGAATTCTTTTCAGCCTTTGCAGCGTATAACGCGGCTACTCCTGAAATGGTGGCAGCGGCGATCAGTCCGATCGCTGTGATTGCTTCGGTCATTTGGCATTGATACCGAACTCAGAATCTTTAGGATTCAAATATCGTAAAATGACCGGCACGACGGCTGAAATTCCAGCCATCAAAATTGCCTTTGGATCAGTAACTCCAGCCATAAACACGGCAAGTCCAGCGGCTATGAATGAACGCAACCAAGATGCGCCAAGTGCTTTCCATTGATTCATTTTGATTGCCCCAATTTCTCTACCAGTGCAGCGGCTTTCGCTGGCGTCAAAGCAATTTCAAAGTGCATTTCATCCTTACGATGCTTGAAATCACCACCCCAAAGAATCCCATATTTTTTAGCCAATGCTCGGATCATCGGTACTTTTTCATTTGGGAATGTCCCGATCTTGCCCAAAGGATGTTTTGTCGAATTTAGATCGATCGCCGTACCACTGGAATGATTGCTTAGATTTGTTGATGATCCACGGATTTCTCGGTAGCAGTAACCCCAATCGTCCAATGATCCTTCATCAATCGGCTCAATCAGTTTGTGGAATTCAGCTGCAAAACCGACCAGCAATGGTGCAACGGCTTTATTACACGTCAATTTGATCTTTGTACCTGGAATGGCAAATGAGTCAATGTCGATCTCAGCCTTGATTTTGGATGCCGTCCAGCCGTTAGCCGATTGCATCATTTCAGCAATAAAGCCGCTTCATCGGCTGTAATGCCCAGTTTAGCCAATAAATCGGATTTGGCTTTAGCGGTGTTTTTTTCATCCACGATTTCTTGTTTTTTAATGCGTTCAATTTCAGCATTGACTTCGGCTTCGGTTGGCGCTTGACCTTCAAGAACATCCCATTTAATTGTTGAATAATCGTCATTTGTATATGAAAACTCTGAATTTGGTCGGAGTGATTTGATTGCTTCGCTTATATAAAGTCTCATTTATGCACCTATTTCTAAAAGAATTATTGTTGAAGTACTACTGTTAAAAGATTGCGCAGAGATTGATCCGGCGGAATTCGTTGCTAATTGAACTTTGTAAGTTGTTGCGGAAGTAGTTGCTGGAGAGTCTAAATATGAAGGACACCAATAAAAAAATGTCTCAATAGTTCCACTTGCATTTGGCACTCCAAAGCCACCAACATATTCATTGGTCATAATGGTCGTGGATGCTCTTACAATTGCACCTTTTGAATATATAGTTGCGCCTGATCGATTTGCATAAACTTGTTGAGATACTAAAACAAGTATTTTTGAAGTATTAAGTGTCGGAGTAATTGTTGCCGATAATCCACTGTCGGTCATTGTTGAAGACGCTATACCGACTGCGGTTGCTGTTGTACCTTGAACGACTTGCAATACTTTCCCGCCACCTGCGGCTGCTGCCCATTTCAAGCCCGTTGCAGCAGTTGAATCGGCTGTAAGCACTTGACCATTTGTTCCAACGCCTAAACGAGAAACCGTTGCACTTGCTGTTGCAGCAATCAAATCGCCTTTTGTGGTAACTGTAGATTTTGGAATTGCGGCTGTGGCTGTTGTGCTTGCTGTCGATGCAAGATCGTAAGCCGCTTTGACTGCTGTTGGTGTTGCCGCTAGTACTGATGAAGTCATCGATGTCGAATCTGAAAGTTGAACCGCACCGGACTGGCTAGTTGATGCTGATTGAATTCCCACTGTGATTGCACCTGATGTGCCACCACCTGTAAGCGGTGAAGTCGCCGTGACGCCTGTGATATCACCCTGATCATTTGCGATCCAGGTAAAATCCATATCAGTATTTGACGCCTTTGAAAGAATTTGACCCGTTGTACCGCCTAATAGATCAGCCATTGATGTCGCAACGGCTTGCCCAAATACTTCAAAATCGGCAGGTAAATCCGTCACCAAATCGGTGTTCGTTGGCATTTGCCAGTTGAATGGCGTTGTTGGATTGCTCATATTTTCTCCTTATGCGACCACTAGGGCATTTTCCCACGTGAGTGTGTTTGTGATGGTGTTCCAGTGTTCCGACACGCTGACTTCTTCCCATTTCAGTGCTTGGATCGAGTAAGCCAGTGGCGACAATAAAGCCGTCACTGAAAGCGTGTTGTATCCTGCCTGGAATTGCCAGCCTTCAACGAATCCAAGATATTGACCAGCGGTCATATTTGCTGGCAAATCTGCAATGCGCAAGGGCATCCCCATAAATATATTGATCATCGAATCTCGATCGGCATCGTCTAATTCAGGATTGGTCAATTCAAAGGTGATCGACTGCATCATTGCCTGTGGAAATGCTCGCAGGGTTAAATAAAACGCAGCCTGACTGATTGCATCGGCATTGTCGTGCAGCGTTGTCGTTATGATTTGACCCAATCGACCAAATACTGCCACTGACGCCAAATCCTCATCCGATGTTTCATTGCTTGAATTTGTGCCGTATTTGATAGTTATATCATTGCGTACATCCCCTGATCGGGTTTGAATTTTGATGCCTTGCGCAAGTGCCTGAGCAGCTGAAACGTCCACATAGCCATTTGTTGCAAGATATTGCGTTCGATGTGTGGAATCGGCATACGAAATTCGACCGTACGCATCCTCATAAATATAACCAAGCCCTGATGTGGCAAGTGCCGAAACCAAAGAATAAACGTCAATGGGATCGGCAGATCGAGCCGCTAAATCATAATTTCCAGGTGTATCAATTTCACCCAATCCGACATTCTGAGCATTTGCCCACGTTTCCGTTGCTGGCGTGTAGTTGCCCCAAGTCAAAGCCGATGGCACTTCCGACCAATTATTGATCAGCAAATCGGTAAGTACTTCAAGAATCTGTGTGCCATCGTGCGCACGGTTGAGACTGGTCAGCCAATTTGCTTTTGGCAATCGTGAAAGCGCACCCAAAGCCACGATCGATATGACCTGATTGATTGCTATTGATCCACCTGTCGTCACCTCGATGGAAACGTCGGTGACTGATCCACCCCAAATCGGCACAAAAATACCGGACGAATCTTTGATCGATACACCGACTGAA